TGTTGGCATATTTACTACTGGTTCAACCATGACATCCTGCAGCATCTCTTCAGCTAGGTAGCCCTCGACATTAAACTCGACATAGCGGTTGCGTGGCAGCACATTTGAGGCGCTCATTGTTTGTTGCAGACATTCGATGAATGGCTTGGCTCCGTAGAGATAAAGCTGGCGGTTGCTGTCTTGTACATTTGTATATGTGAGGCCAGAACCTTCTTGAGGTGCAGAAACGAGATAGGCAGGAATGTTGGCTACACGCGCCATCTCAAGAGATTGGTATTTGCGTTGCTCAGCTACTACTTCTGCCGGTGACACCGAAAATTCTTTGAATTCAACATAATCGTTGAGGGCACCAATGGCGTTTTGTCGCCTCATAGCTGACCAGGCAGCTGCAATCTCACTGAGGCTGTCGCTGTCTAGGGTTTCGCCTCCCTTCTGTTGAAGGTAGCCAGGGACAGTTTCAAGCGTGGCATATCGGTCTGCAGCCTGATCAAGATGAGTTGCGATTGACAATGCTCGAGCGCCTTGGAAAAGCAAACCTTGAATGGGTGACAGAAACTGAATGACATCGTTGGTGTCGCCAATGTTTACACCGTTGAACTGCACGACATCAGAGGGCCCAAACCACTGGGGACCTGTCTGGTTCGGTGTTGAGCACATCGCGGCAGGGAGCCAAGTAAAACTTGCTGGCAAGCCTGTGGAATAGCGTGAGGTTACGAAGGCGAAGGCGCGGCCATAGAAGAAAAGATCACTAAAGATATTTGAGTAGAAGAAGTTGCGCGTGACCTTTGGGTCTGGCTGTTCCATCCACGGCTCAAGCGGTAGATAGATTTCCTCATAGCGCTCACCTGTCCACTGCTTTGAGTAGTGCCGCATCTCGAGGCAGCCAATCATGGAGGCGAGCAAGTCTTTAGATCGTGACACCGTGGGGTTTTGCAGGGCTCGCTGTTCGGCAGCTCCAGTGGAGTAGGCGAGGAAGTCATTGATCTGTGACGCGCCAGCGCCAGCTGCAGCCTTTAACGGTGCAGAGGCCATCTGTGCAGTAGTGACTTTTGGAGTGAAGAATCCCACAGGCGGAGTCTCCCACAAACAAGTTGCATTTGCAACTACCTTGCTGAGCCCATCATTGCCCTGCCAGATTGACCTGGGCGAGACACCAAAGATGCAGCTGCCACCAGACACCTTGCGCATTCAATGGGGCCTGGAGACTTCTGGCTGCTAAGCACGACAGCACCGTTGGCTTTGACAAGGGTTGCCCTGTTTACATGTTCAGCCAGCATCTCTTCACCAGTGTGCAGAAGCCTGCCTTCATTGATCATTGATTTCACAAGTCCGGTGTACTTAATCATTTCTGCGTATCCCCAAAGGGAGCGCCTACGAATCAATGGCTCAGGGGTGTGGAGGTCCAGTGTGGGTGTGATAGCAAGCTTCAGTTTCGGGTTGGCTTCCATGAGGCGCTCGATGTGCAGCCACATCTGGCGGTTTGTTTCACAGGTGAACGCGATGCTGGCCACAATGTCGCCATCACTGTTCAGGCCGCAATGAATCCCCACATACTTTGAATCATCCACAGAGCTATCCACAGCCAACACTGAATTGCCACCTTCTGTGGCGAGGTTTGTGGTATAACGCTTGGCCCATTCGCCTGGATTTATCCAGCTGTTGGCTGCCGCAACCCATAAATTGCAGTGGGCCCTTAGGTACTGAGAACGATCAGGTGCGGCAGCTGCACTTTCAAGACCTTTCATTGTGATTGTTCTTCCAAGGCTGGGGTTGGCGTAGCCCCAATACTGCTGATCATCAGGTGACACGCCACTAGGCAATGACCATTCGGCCATGAACAGATCAGACCGAACGCCTGAGTCAATGACACCCAAGGCTTGTTCTCGAAGCTTCAGAAACGCCCTCGAGGATTCGTCACCAGCTGTGGATACCAGGAACGCCAGCGGTGATGGCACAGCAATCTGTGAAGGTTTTAGGGCACCGAAGTAGGTTGCCTCACTAATTGCCCAGAGCTCGTCAACGATAAGTATGTCCCATGTTCCACCATGTTTCTTGCCTGTCGCGCTGTTGACTTTGTAAACCGAGCCATCGTGCATTTTGACCTGGTGCCTGCCATATGCCCAGGTGACCTTGGCCAGATCAGATTCTTCTAGTAGCTCAAACACCTCGCGCAAATCTTCAAACACCTCGGTGGCCAGCCCGAGTTCATGCGCGGTTGACATGATCCGCACAGGCCTGCCCCAAATGCGCGGCAGCTCAGTCAAACAGAAACCAACAAGCGCAGAAAGCATTGTTGTCTTACCATTCTGGCGGCCTGTACTTATTAAGGCGGTGCTCGAGATGAAGTTGCCATCCTCATCATGCTCCAGAGCGCCTGACAATGCCCTCAACTGCCACGGGAACAGTGTGCGATTCAGATGCTGCTCACTCCACGCCCCAACTAAAGCCGAGTAGGAACCAAAGGCACCGGTGGGCGTAACCAACCGCGGCTCTTCCACGCCAACGCCAACGATCACAGCCGATTCACAATCGTTTTGAGCCGAGTCATGACTGTTCTCAGAGATATACATGGAAGGGGTCGGGGGCTTCCCGTTCGATTTTGTGGAAAAATTCTGCTCGGTTTTTTGCGAAATCGGTTGTTTGGTCGGTTTTGTGTCGAGTCGGAGGTGTTCTGATCTTGCGTGTTGTTGTGCGGCGCGTTTGTGGTTTAGGTAGCGGTTTCCGCGGGTTGCGTTGCATTTCTGGCATGAGCCACAGAGATTCTCTAGGTCGTCTGTACCTCCGCGATCTGTTTCGATTAGGTGATCGGCTTCTGTGCTGGGGGCTTTGTGGCACCAGTGGCAGATTGGTTCGTTCTCGAGAATGATGAGGCGATTGCGTCTGAACTCTGGTGTGTTTCGTTTTGTCATAGTGTTTCCTTTGGTCGTGGTCGAGATGTTACTAGCGCCCTCGCAAGCTCGGTTGCTCTCGCGTGTGTGAACGGTCTAGTGGTTTGTGCCCCCCACACTTCTCAGCTGTGAGCTGATGGCTGCCGGAACTGTTTAGGGTGGAACACCAATCGCCTTTTATGTCGTTAGGGAACGCTGCACAGTGACTGACACCCACGGCCATTCAGGTAAGTCATCTCAGGTAATGGGGCGCACTGCTCTACCCCTGTCCCCAGGTGTTATACCTGCACAGTGCAATCCCGTACGAGGCCATGGCCGTATTCAGTTGTGATCGAGCGTCAGTCTTTGCGCATGCCTTGGATGATGGCAATGCCGATGGAGACTAGCAGTGCATACCAGGCCAGCACCATCATCGGACACGGCCTATCTTCGAGCGATGCAGGGCCTCAACATTCTCATCACCATATGCGGCAAGGATAGTGGGCATGTAAATGCCACCCTGGTCGAACTTCATGTTGTAGGGCAATCTCATGATGCCATCAGCGTCATCCCATAGTGAGCAGAAGGCTCGAGACTTTGATGTGGGCACTAGACAGATGCCATGCCGGTGGGCCATGAATCGAGCGTTCCAAGGTGGGATGTTTGTGAATGGCGGATTCATCCACACATTGCCAAACCATTCGCTGGTGAGACCATCTGTTTCTTGGGTGTAGTACGCCTTGGCAGGTGTGTGCGGTGGGCCTCCAGGTGGGCATGCCACATCTAGGTCAAACTCAACGCCTAGCGCCTCGAACAGCCATGTTGGTGTCCAGTAGTCATCTGAGGTGTTGTCTGTCTGTGGCATTGGGAACAGATGCGGTTGGATGCTCATGCTCATGAGTTTGCCAATCTTTCAGCTATGAAGGTGATGTCTGAGGGCCGCCATAGGTAGCACTCTGCATGGGGGTGCAATGTGCGCATCCAATGCAGCTGTGCATCACTCGGTTTCCCTTTCTGAGTCTTCAGTTCAGCAAAGATGAGGCCGCGCTGTTCGTGGGCCATGCACAAGTCTGGATAGCCAGCTGAACCTCCGGTGATGATGTTGCCTCGAGGGGTGCGCATAGGGGCTTGGTGATGTACAAGCCAGCCGTGAAGGTATGCAAGCGTTTTGACTTGCTGGAGGAATGAGGCTTCACTGATCGCAATCATTTGGTCTGTCCTAGTAGGAATCCACACATGAACAGACTGATGCACATAATGATCATCGTAAGAAGGTCAACCATGGCTCAGCCTTTCAAGTCGGGCAATCTCTGCCTCTAGTTCTTTGTTCTTTTTGCGTAGGACTTCAATCTCACTGGCACCTTGGAGGGCGTAGGTATCTAGCCAATATCGGCCTGGCTCTACTGCATATTCGCGCAACTTGGCTACAAGGTCATCCATCAGAAAGGCTCTTCGGGGCTGTCGTAGCTAGGCGCTGGCGATTCGCCTGCCTTGAGACTGTCAATGAAAGCGCTGGCATCGCGCTTACTGAAAGACTGAAGATTATGCGGTGGCACTTTGCCCATGCTCTTGCACATCGCCCTGATCATGTTCTGCTGTTTCTCGCTGGCGAGATTGCTGTTCTCAGTAACTTGAGTGTCGCCCTGCATCCTCTGCACTTTGCTCATCTCTTCCCTACTTGGGCGCTTGGCAAAGTCGGAGCCGCTAAGACCGGCATTAGCTAGGGCTCGACCAACCGCGCCCGTTTCACAGTTCTCAAGGTGGCTAGTTTTATTAACTGAGCCCTGGCCACGCAC